ACGTAATTTATAGGCTTTTTCCAATACTGATCTATGAAACCAACGATTGTACCTACTCCACGGATTGTTGTCTGCACTGTTTCTAGAAATAGTGATATAATCTTTAAATGCAGCATATTCCGAAGCATCATCAAATGGCTGAGTATCAAATCCCTCATTGTCAAACAATACCTCAGGCACACCTGCACTTAACGCAGGCACCGTTAAATCTCTAAATCTAGTCAATGTAATAGCTGTCCCGACTCCTTCTACCAACCAGGAATCTTTAGCATATTTTGTAGGCATTACCTTACCAGTAAATTCCACAATCATGCCGTTTGAGAAGTCAACACCATTACCGCTGGTATATGTGATTTTTCCAATTATTTCTAATTCTACATTGACAAATGTATTTTCTTCTATATCGGCGATGACAAATCTGCCAAAGGCATCGGCGGTAATTTTACTTTGATAATACAGAACATCAGGTGCATCATACGGTACAGTAAAACTCAATGTGCCATTTTCAATTCCGTTGTTTGTCACCCCTTTGTCAAATATCAATGCTGTGCCTTGATTAGCAGATTCTACAAATTGCCAATCTTCGCTGTCAATGGTTATTGAACTGGCATCTAGCACTGTGATATCACGAACTGCTCGCCATAGTTTGGAATCATATACAGCAAAACTACCTGCGCGATATAATTGATTGGGTCTAAACAGCAGTGATCCTGAATCAAAATTTGTGCGTATGCTGAATCCTTCGCCTGGAGCATTTATTTTAAATTGATAAGTTTGGCCGCGAAATAAAGTTACTGTGGGATTGTTTGTATAACTGTCAGGGCTAAAAACAAATGAATTTTTTGTGGTGCCTAGCACAACTTTATATGTGCTGACAGTTTCTGCAGATTGTCCTGCGATATTGATACTACGTGGGCCTAGTGGTTCCCAATAGTATTCACGATAGTTTATAAATTTATCCCAATCTATAGGGGGGTTCCACGAGTAGTGAGTTTGACCGGTTATCTTATCATCTCGTTCGATGGTGTTTCCAAAAAATTTCAGTTGATTTTTTACATCTATATAATCATAGAAATTTTCTATTTTATCATGATTTTTAAATATCACACCAGGTTCAAGTTGGTAACTGCTTCTCAATGTAGCATCTGTGTCAACATACACATCTTTGCCGTTGTAGGTTTTATCATATCTACGACCCAGGTATCCTACAACTTTATCCAACACGCCAGGTTGTATCAGCGGATCGACCACTGCAGATAAAAATTTATCATTGGCAGGAGTTTGAAAAATTACGGGCAGTAATTCTACTGATCTGCGTATAGGTAGTTGACTATTAGGAAATTTATCAGCAGCCATTAATAGGATCCTCCACTACTTGATCCGCCGCTGCTTGATGTGCCACTACTTGATCCTCCACTACTTGATCCGCCACTTGACATTGCACTGTCTGCCATTAATGTTCCGTCTGGCATATAATGATAACCTGCAGGGGCATTGCCGCTGGATTGATATGTTGTAACTTGTTTATTTTTAGATTGCACACTTGTATTTGTTCTTACGCCTATTTCGGACGCTGTGATTGCGGACACAATTTCTATATCATCCACGGTAGCGGCGCTGATTAAAATTTCATCAGGGCTGCTTTGTATTTCAAATAGGCTGCCAAATGCTTGACTAGATTGTCTTGGAATAATAACAATATTTGCTAAATCCGGTGCTACTGTATTCAAGATATAGGTAGTAAGTTCACCCATGTAGAATCTGTCTCCAAAATCCCAATTATTGATATCAAAGAAATTGTTAATTGCTGAAATAATTCTTACCTTGAGATCGTTGTCATTGATAGATAAATTTTGATTTTTAACAACTTTAAATATCGCTTGGAGTGCAGGATCTGCTTTGGCTCCAAACAAAATTTTGTATTTGACGGGATGATATATTATATCATCACTTATGCTTTTTATCGAGGACAATGCAGAACCAAATGTTGTTCTCAACGCCTCGCTGGTAGGCGCTACTGGCTGTATGTCTGTGCCGCCGGCCAGATATATTCTATAACTCTCATCATAGCTTCTAATTAATAGAAAAATGTCAATAATATTGCTTGAAGAGGGATCTATTCTTCTATCAACGCTGGCGTTGTGTATATATTGGAATTTAAGATTTCTTCTACCCACAACTGCAGAATATTCATTGGCAATGTCTAGAGTATTGGTTATTCGATTCACACGTTTGATTATATTCTCACTGGTGTCATAAAAATAAATTAGCTGTTGGTCGGGGTATGTGAAAGAATCTGTTAGATCTACGTTGGTCTGTTTGTTTCTTATTAATATAAGATCTGTAGAGTTATCAACCAATGTGTTGATTCTGCTGCCGTATACATCGTTCGAGGTTTTAAAAAATAAAAAGTTTAAATCTGTGTCAACCCCTACTATATTTTCAAATGATTCAGGATTATCTATCACACCGTCGTCGTCTGAGTCTCTGAAACTCAATTTGATTTCACTAGTACTTTCATATCCGTCATCAAACTTCAGTGTATCACTGATTTCAAATGCAAAATCCTGAACCAACTGCGTGACAAAATCTTTTCCGGTATTGACACCAAGAACCTTGATTTGATCTTTGACCACTGCTCCTATCTGATCATTGTAACGTTTTTCATTTTTATCAAAATAAAATCTATTTTGATTCACGCTACCAAAAATATAACCAAGCCTTCTAATTCTCACAGTGTAGCTGTCAGGTTGTCTCACAAAAGCCACTATCCACGAACTGTCGACGTTGGTACTCGTGGTGTCTCCGGCCTTACCGAGGATGAAATCATCTACAAGATTAAGATTGTTGCTGGTAACCAGCTTCCACTGTGATTCAGTGGATTCGTACCTCAAGCCAAAATTTTGATTTTCAAATATCTGATTGACAATTTCTGTTTCGAGAGCCACGGGCAAATCGTTGATAAATCTTGGCAATATCCTAGTGGCAATGGCTCCTGTCGGTACAGCAACATTCAATAATACAGGGCCAAGACCTTTGGTATAAGTTCCGTCTCCTGTGACTTTGATTATTTTAGTCCATATATAATCTGTTTGATCTGCGTCATTAGCATCGGCTGGAACCAGTTTTCCTTTTTTAAATCTACTGCCTGTGGGAGCTGTAAATTTCACAGCTGCATTGGTCAACACATACTTTAAATTACTGGTTGAATATACTCCGACTGGCAGCTGAGAATTATCTATAATATTTTTAAAATATCCTGTGCTGGTTGCTGTGGAAACAGATTGCCATACTGTGTTGGCATCGGTGAATAATATTTTATCAAATTTTGTAAAATAAAAATTATAAACTTCAGAATCAGTGAATACGGGTTCGAGATTTCGTCTAATAAAATTAATAATATCTATTCTATTTGTAAATTTAAACGACAGCACAGATTCGTCTTGTTGTTTATAAATGTATCCGTCACTGCCAAACACATTGATACTGCTGTACTTGCCTGTAGCATCAAGAATATCAAAATTTCTACTGATGCCGCTGCTGGTTCTGTTTACTGCCTTGATTTTTACAATGTTCTGTGATCCTAGAAGTGGTGCTAGATTATAATCTTCTGCGGTGATCATTCTATTTTGAGTGTAATAAACTGCAGGAGCATTGGCACGAATGGTATCTATGTCTTCTGAGGCTGCTGAATTGGCCACTGTATTCTGTAGAGCAAGTCCAATAGTCAGTGTATGTTCTACATTATTTTTGTTGCGGTACACTACAGAAATATTGATTCCTTTCAATTCGTTCGGATATATGGTATATGATAAACCATTGCTGGTTCTATAAAATACTCTGAACGATCCCTGTGGCAGATTACCGTAGACGCCGTCGGCGAACACAAGATCGATGTTGTCATTTTCTTTGGTGTTGATAGCATAAATGTTACGTATGTCTTGTGTTATGCTGTTATATGCTATGTTGTTGCCTACTAGAGACGATACCTTAGTCCATTCCTCTAACTGAGCACCCTGTGAATTTAAAGAAAACAACCATACGTCATCATTGTTGATGTTGCCTGCGTCTACAGCAATTTTTTCATTGGTAGTCGGCACTGTTACTGTAAAATCTGCTAATTCCAAGCTGCCCTGTTTAAACAATATAAAAAATCCTGTGTTGGCACTTCCTGGTCCCGATCCATCATTCTTGTACACAAATCCTAGTTGGTTACCCGGCACTGGGGGTTCTTCATATATGTTTTCACTGTTTTTAAAAGCTGTGCTTACTATTTCAAAATTCACATTTCTACTGGCCACAGTTTTAGAGAAGGAAAACAAAGGCACATCAGAGTTTGCTGTGCGGAATCTATATTGTTCTGTGGGAATGCCTTGTATGGTCGCAGATCCTTGACTGCGACCAAATTCTGTGTTGTCTGCCATAGCTGAGTTCAGAACAGTAAGAAATTGTTCTAGCCAGTTAGCGTTGGTAGGATCGTTCCAGGTTATTAATTGTTGAGCAAGATTTTTTCCATTGCTGTCTAAGATATTGTCGGTGGTTCTAACTGTAGAAAATTTCAATAAACCGCTTGCAGCCACAGTGCGTTTGGCATTATAACTCAGCATGCGAGCTATGCGAAGCACACTTTCTTTGGTTTCTGCAAGTTCAATGAAATTTTCTCTGCTGGCAAGATCTATACGGAATGCCAGGCTTTGTCCTAGAAATGCTACTGCATCAATCAATGCCATGTATTCAGAACTTTCTATGTAGTCATTGAAATCTTCTGGATAATTTTCACGTAGATATGTGATGATGACTCTGCGCAGATTTTCAAAGTCGTAGCTGCGGAAGTCAGCGTTTTTAAACGTCTGATAGATCCTGGTCCAATCTTGATTCAGTATGAGGTTGTTTTGTCTGCTGGTTGTGGTCATACCAATATTTACCCTTAAAAATAAACTGCTTAGTTAATCACTCTATTGTTTTTGTCAAAATTCAAGGTCATGCGTTCTGTGATGTTGAATGGAATGTAGACTAAATCTGCCTGAATTCGCATGCCTTGATCTGTGCTGTCTATGTTGATTTCGGTGACTGCGAATCTAGGATCATAGTTGATGATAGCTTCTACATCCTTGGCTATGATTTCTTTGACATCTGGTGTGAAAGGTTCAAACAGCATGTCCCAGATCACTGTGCCGAATTCTGGGTTTTCTAACTTTTCGCCCTTGCGGATATAAAAATGATTGATTAAATCCTGTTTAACAAGATTGATATCGTATAGTTTGAAGTTCTTACTGGCTTCGCTGGAACTGAATCCCTTGTAGGTGAATTGTCCTTGATTCTGCGTCACTGTGGCAGAACGTTGCGCTGCTGTCTGTTGATTGTATAATCTCGTTGCCATGATTAGGTGTTCCTGTCAGTTTTATCTGGTGTTAGCAGATCTGGTGCTCGGTGTTCATGCAGAGCCCAAGGTTCATGCATGGGTATGCGTTTCATGAAGCTCTTCACGATGCCTGCTTGATAACGCTGATCCCAACCTGCTGCTGTGCTGGTAGCTGGATTATCTCTGAGATCGTATGGTCTTACAAAATCAGCGGGCGTAGCAGTTTCTGCATTGTTTGGGCCATTGAAATTGATTTTAGTACCGTTGAGTTTGAGCTCAGATCCACTACCAAGATTTATGTCTGAAGTAGAGCTGATCTTAGTTTCTGCTCCGGATGCAATATCTAAATCGTTGTTGGTGGATATTTTAGTCTTGGCTCCTACTAGTATGTCAAGATCGGCACCCACCGTGAGCTTGGCATCTGCGTTGATTAAAAACTCCATGTCTGTGGCGATTTCCGCATGCCACTTGCCTGTTTCAGTTCTCATATTGATATTTCTACCGGCTTCTAGATTTATGTCTCGGTCAGCACGTATGTTGAGATCCTGTTGAGTATGCACACTGATGCTGTCTTCGGCATACACATCTATCTTGCCATTACTGGTAAGTTCTATCCATGCTGTTCCTCTAGCATTGGCAATATAGATTAGGTCTTCTGAATTATGCATTAAGATCTGATGCCCAGTCCTAGTTCTTACTCTAAAGTATTCACTGGCTGGGATGGTTGCAGAACCAGTGTCACCTTTTCGTTGATTTTCTGCGTCTAATAGATCAATGTACTTTACCGGGCCGTCAGCAGCAGATGTAGCTCTATGAAATCTGTCATTGCCGTCATCCATGACCAACTGTGTGCCACCTAGTCTACTCACAGGCACCGTGGCCAAACTGTCTGACTTGCCTATCTGCTGTTTTTTTGCACCGACTCTGCGATCAAGAGGACCCGGAGTAGATATACCAAACACCATGCTAGGAGCTTCCCGTCTTGGTGATGAAGTAGTAAAACCCCTAACATCATCTTCTAATAATCCTTGCTCGAGAAATCTATCTGCGATAGGATGCACTACTCTGGGGAATTTTTCGGGATCGATCTGTTGCTCATCGCCGTTGATGCGTTTGTTGATTTCAGCCACAGGCAAGGGCAATGAGGTATCACCGTATCTTTTTTTATCTTCAGCATCAAGAGTGTTCACAGTGCTACCGGCAATAGCTGGAACCATGTGGTTAATATTAACGCCCGGCACACAGGCAAACCAAAATCCTGCGGCAGGATCTCCATTCACAAACAACACCAATACATTGACTCCTACATCAGGTGGTACAAACCACATACCATATGATTTCTGGGTGTCATTGAATCCGTCTATGGTTGATTTAGTTCCATCATTCTTGCCCATAAACTCAAATGGCGTGTATCCAAAAAATGGCGATGCGTACTTGACAATAAAAGTTTGACTGTCCTCGCCGGATGTATTTGACTGGTCCTTTAACAAGTTGACTTCGATTGATCCATTGAATGAAGGATCAAGATGACTGATCACCCTGGCAATATAGATACCAGTGGTTAATCCACCACTCCTGTCTGCATCGTCAACTGACGGTCTTGATAATTCAGCCATTAATTTTTTCCTAGATCTCGATAATACCTAAATCCAACTCTTCTTTGAGATTGGTTTGGAGCAGCACTCGTAACGGGTGCAGCACTTGTAGCAGCATTCGCAACAGAGTCGGCGCCAACATTAGAATTACCGGAACTGTTGTCTACAACAGATGTCTTTGGTGGTTCTTTCTCACCTATTTCAGTGGCTGGAGTATCAGCCTTGGTCGTCACCACCAACTTGTCATATTCTTCTCCAGTTTCTGGGTTGATGGCTCTTACAGTCTCAGGTCCTTGCGGTCCTGGCATTCTTATACATTTTAATTTTTGTTTCCAATTTCCATCATTGAATGTATTTTCACAGGATACGACCCTATATATACCACCAAATGCACTTTCCTTTCCTGATATTGAAAAATCATATAAACCTGTTTCTTGGTTTATATCGGCTGGAGTTCTAAATGAAATGTAGATGTAAACGTTGCCGCTTTCGTAGTTCATGGTGCCATCATCTGTGATCTGGGCTGTGGGTGAAGCAGCACCAACAAAATAATTACTCATTCCCGAATCTATCAACCAATAAGGATCACCAAGTATTTCAAGGTTTACTGTGACCATGTCAGCACTGCTGCCGCTGATAAATGCTTCTTGAAAATTTTCTGCAACGTTTTGTTCGACTGTTTTATAGTCAGAACCACCTTTGAATCCTTTCAATAGTCTAGGATCACGCTTTGGTCTAGATCTACCAGTTTGTGCACCTTGCACTTTTTGACCTGCCTGTCCTTTACCTGTTTTGGTAGAAGCGTTTTTTGTTTCAGATGGAAATTGATCTTGTGTGGCAGTTTTAGCAGCATCAGCTTCTGGTTTAGGATTTGCTCCTGCATAAAATAAATTATTGATGTCGATACTGAAACTAAGGATGTCGACATTTTGTCCTGTATAGATATACTGATATTCTTTAACAACATCTTTCATGAGTTCTGCATACCCCACTGGTGCGGACGTGGCATTGGCAAATATGCTTTGATGAACTAGATACGGCACAACTCTGAAAGTTATTTTTTTTGCATAATCACCTGTGAGCTTGTCAGGTTCTAATAGCTCTAGTTGCACGTCTAACTTGAACCACTTGATGAATCCCTGTGGTGTGAGATTTTGTGGCTTCAATGCATTTGTGGCATATTCTGAACTGAGAATAATTTGGTTGATGATTGCGGTCAATGACTGATCCTGACCAAATTGAAAGGCTCGAGTTTTTGGATCTATGGTCATGCCATCTCTGATTAACACCCCTGTTTTTTCATCGTATTGATCGCCGGCTCGCTTGAAAACGGCTTTACCACCGGAACTTTGATTAAATCCTAGACTCGCAGAGGCTATATAATTCTTGTCTAGTAGTTGGGGATCCTTGTTGATCACATCGGCTTGACTGATGTATTTTGCCGCAGCCGTTATCTTCGCTTCTTTGCCAGGGTCTATTGTGGCTCTTTTTATTTCTGCTTGACTTCCTGCTGAACTTTGCCAGTCACTGGAAAGTATGGGAAACTGTATCACATATTCATCTGTTTCAGTGATTTTGCCGTCGGCTTTTAATTTTTTTTCATTGTCGTTGAGATAGGCTACGAGACTGCCTTCGTAGCCTGACAACAGATCAAACACAAGACCAGGGCCGCTGGCAACTAGTTTTACTTCACTGTAAGTGGTGTTGATGACATCAGAAAATCCTTGATGGTTATACGGTATGGCTTCTACCTTGTATACACTGCCTCCTTCATTGACCGTGAATTTAGTAGACGATAATTTCATTACAAAATACTTGGGTTTTATCTGAGACAAGTTCTGCCCTAGCTCATTGAATCCCTGAATGTCCATGCGTAACACAAACGGTGCATTGTCTAGATAACTGAGGTATCCTGCTTTCACTGCGGCGTTCTGCATGCTTTGTAACAATAGTCCCATGGAATGTGGTTCAATGATGTCAAAACTAAATTTGACGGCGTTACTGTTACCTGTGGCTTCGTTGGCCCCTATTATTGTCTGCATCACAAAATTATTGATGTAGTATTCCGGACTGCCAAAAAATGTCGCTACTCTGTCTGCGTCATATCGGCCTGCAGATGAAAACACTATATTTTTCAATGCTGTTGGATTATTTCTATAAGATTTTGGATCATTGAATTGCCCCGGAGTCAAGCAAGCAAATGTCCACAGAACATTTGAACTAGCAAACACTTCCATGGGATTGGTAACTTTAGCAGGTAAATTTTTCTTAGCTGATGCAGCTGTGGTGTTTGGTTTAGTTTCTTGTTTTGATTCACCATTTTGCAGCACATCAGAGGCTCGTGCCGGCGACTCTAGAGTTTTTCTCACGGCATTGCCTAAGGCAATGGTACTATTGGTGAATTCTTCAATCGCCTGAGTGCCGTCTGGTTTGTACTGCTTTACTGCGTTGGCTAAATCTCTTACGGCCATTTATACTCCTAAAAACTTTGAAAGATTTTCTTTTTTAGGCAAGTATATCACAGTTCCTGGCACAAAATCATATATAGGATCATTGATAACACTCATATTTCTTTGTATGAACACCCACCATAATTTAGCACTGCCATATACATCATAGGCTAATAGATCGGGTCTGTGTCTATACTGATTTTCTATCACGTATCTAAAATCATCTGCTTCAGATGGCACTGGTCTGATATCTAAAAGATCAAGATAAAAATTATTCTGCCTGGTGTCAGACCAGGGGCTGGTTTTTGCATAGTTGGCCATTAAATGTATCCTACCTGTTTGTCACCGGACATTTTTCCGCTGGCATAATCTTGCAGGTTAAATTTCCTCAAACCTTGTCTACTGTACACTGGCGCTACTTGTACTGTTATTGTGCTTAACACCGGCACCCAAGTGTATTTGCCGTTCATAAAAGGATCACATTTGATATAGTTTACATCGTCTTTTAGATCCACAGAGAATGATTTTATTATCACAGGAACTTTGTCAAACACATGACTGCCATATCCTGTGAGATTACAGATAATAGGAGGATTACCTGCAAGGTTGCCTTCACCGAAAAACATCTTGGTAGCTGTCTTGAAAAATGTTGTAGCAGCTATCCAATAGGCGCCATCTGTGGCAGTTTCACAACTGAACTCACCGCTGATTGTTATGTCATCAACCACACTGTTTTTGTAGCTATATTGAGAATAGTTGGCATGAGTGATGGGTATGGTGTTGTATTCTGCTTTGGTACTGACCGTGATGTTAGGCATATACGGCCAAACTACTCCGCCGGTGCTATGCAGAACTTTAAACAAATCACTGTTGAAATTACTCCATTCACAGGTTATGCGCACACGCCAATCATCTTTGGCGCCGGGGTTAAGCTGTATGGCTTGCCCTTGTGGCGCAAACACCTGTGCCCCTTTTGGTATGTTGACGCCTCGCTTGAGACTAAGTATATTGTTGAGCATGCCGGCAGATGCACTAAGGCTACCGGCGGCCTTCATTAATCCGCCTGCGAGGTTACCGCCAGTGAGTTTATTCAGTGTTCCTGTGATGTCTGCTGCTAAGTTACTGGTCGATCCTGCAACTGTTCTAAGTTTATCAACTGCACCGCCCACAGCACTTTGTATGGTATTGTTACCCCCCAACGCACTAGCACCAAAGTCTTTTATGTCTCCGGCCATCTGGTTTAGACCTGATTTGAATCCAGCTGATAGATCCGAAATTTTGTCGTCTAGCTTTGCTTTTTCTAATGCAGAGGTAGCATCTTGCAGTGCAGCTTGCCCCTCATTGGTAACTCGGCTTATACCTTCCGAAATACCTGCTACCAGTTGCGAAAAAGGATTTGTGGGATTGCTGCTTGGTCCTGAAGATGCTGCTTTGTCACCGCCGAATCCAAACGCTGCTGTTAATCGTTCGTTAGTTTTGCGATTGTTGGCAACCTGTTCGGCAGTGATGCCTTCGGGGTCGCCGCTGGCTCGGTTAATCCGTGCAGCTTCTTCTTGCGGTGTTTCAGGATAAGTCTTACGAGCCATTTTGAGCAGATTTCCTTGTCATATAGACTATTTATTATGATAAAAATGTGCTATTATATAACATATAACGGAGAATTCTAACTAATGATTGTGCCTAAAATTAAGTATCTAACCAACAAAGATTTATTAAGAGAAATACACCTAAGCAAAAATACCTACTGTAGTTTCACAGACCCAGCATACGAAGAATACGATCTAATCGTTACTACCTTAGACAAGCTGAACATACGCACTATCGCAGAAGCCAAACGAAATAGAGCATCTAAAATGGCTAAGGCTGCACACGAAGCAGCCGTATACGCAGCCGGTAAAAAAATGCCGGCCAAAGAATTTGAAGTAGACTATCGCAAAGTACAGAAACAGGATCTAGTATTTCGTGTGATGACCTTTACACACGTCCCGTTGGCACCAGGTCGTAAGAAAACTCTAAAGAACACTGCTGACAGTCACGACAAAGTAAACTTTCCACCTTTCCAACATTGGAAATATGACGACAATGGTAACTTAGTCTGTGTAGGCAAAAGTCACTGGAAGGGTGATCTAGATCGTGGAGAGTTCTCCAAGGATCACGGACAAATGACCAACGACCTTGCTCGTATGTTTATCAAGCTCTGTGAGAGATATGCTACTAGAGGCAACGTCCGTGGTTACACCTACAATGATGAAATGAAAGGGCAGGCCATACTTCAGCTCACACAGATTGGACTACAATTTGACGAATCAAAAAGTGACAATCCGTTTGCCTATTATACTGCTGCTGTAACCAATTCATTCGTTAGAATCATAAACCTTGAAAAACGCAATCAAAACATTCGAGACGATATTCTTGAAATGAACGGCATGAATCCTTCATGGACACGGCAAAACAGTGCCAACGGTGGTAAGAACGCTCCCGGACCAGTCACTATCACAGATAGTTTAGATTGAGTTTGACCTTACATTTACATTCTGTTATAATTAATCTATGAACCTTTTTAAGAAAGTTGCATGCTTCACTGACATACACTTTGGATTAAAATCCGGAAGTCGTACACACAATCAAGACTGCGAAGATTTTGTGTCTTGGTTTTGTGACACAGCTCGAGCACAAGGCTGCGAAACAGCTATATTCCTAGGCGATTGGCATCATAATCGTAGTACCACTGATGTGAGTACTATGAATTATACTGTGAGTAACTTGGAAAAACTTAGTCAGAACTTTGAAAAAGTCTATTTCATTCTAGGTAATCACGACTTGTTCTACAAAGACAAACGTGAAATCAACTCCATTGAGTTCATGCGCTTGTTTCCTAACATCGTGCCCATACGTGAATTACACACAGAAGGCGATGTCACTATCATGCCTTGGTTGATAGGCGACGAGTGGACCACGGTGAAACAACTGAAAAGCAGATACATTTTTGGACATCTTGAACTGCCGCATTTTTATATGAATGCCATGGTACAGATGCCTGATCACGGTCAGTTGCAGACCGGACACTTTCAGCATCAGGAATTGGTGTTTACTGGACACTTTCACAAGCGGCAACAAAAAGGCAATGTGGTCTATATAGGCAATGCTTTTCCTCATAACTATGCAGATGCGGGTGATGACGATCGTGGTATGATGATTATGGATTGGGGCGGCAAGCCCGAATACCATTCTTGGCCAAATCAACCCATATATCGAACATACAAGTTAAGTCAGATCATCGACACACCGGACAAGTTACTGCGTGAAAAGATGCATTGTCGTGTGACCATTGACTTGCCTATCACATTTGAAGAAGCAAACTTTATCAAAGAACAGTTTATGCCACAGTATAAACTGCGTGAACTCATGCTAATTCCAGAAAAGGTAGAAGTAGAAAGTGCGGTTAATCCCATAGACATCACATTTGAATCCGTCGACACCATTGTGATGAATCAGATCAATAACATAGACAGCGATACCTATGACAAAAAACTACTGTTGGACATCTATAACGAACTATGATTAAAATCAATAATCTCACAGTACGCAACTTCATGAGCGTGGGCAATCAAACCCAGGCCATAGATTTCGATCGCGGACAACTTACTTTGGTCTTAGGCGAGAACTTAGACCTTGGCGGTGATGACAGCGGAGCTCGTAACGGCACAGGCAAAACCACTATCATCAACGGTCTTAGTTATGCTATCTACGGGCAGGCACTGACTAATATCAAGCGTGACAATCTCATCAACAAAATCAACTGCAAAGGCATGTTGTGTACTGTTACCTTTGAAAAAGATGGTGTCAAATATCACATCGAGCGAGGTCGTAAACCTAATCTGTTGAGATTCAGCATCAACGATCAGGAACAGGAGCTCAGCGATCTTGACGAAAGCCAAGGTGACAGCCGTGAAACACAAAAGGCCATTGAAGAAGTGTTTGGCATGAAACATGAAATGTTTAAACATCTCATTGCCTTGAACACCTACACAGAACCGTTCTTGAGCATGAAGGCAGCAGATCAACGTGCTATTATTGAACAGTTGTTGGGTATTACCATACTGTCAGAAAAAGCAGAATCTCTCAAAGATGCAATCAAGATCAGTAAAGACAGCATTGCGACAGAAAACACAAGAATAGAAACTGTCAAAGCCAGCAACGAAAGAATACAACAAAGCATTGAGTCACTGATACGCAAACAACGCATGTGGGAAGAACAGAAAGAAACTTCTCTGACCAATTTGCTCAAGAGCATAGACAGACTCAGCGACATCGACATCGATCAAGAAATTCTTAATCAGCGAGCTTTGGCAGATTGGACTGCAAACAAAAAAGAACACGAAAGCCTAGCATCGCTAAGTGCTAAACAAACTTCAGCTTTAGAAAAAGAACAACGTATTTTAGACAAACTAGAACGAGAATTAACTAGTCTAACAGAGCACAAGTGTCACACCTGCGGTCAAGAGTTACACGATTCCAAGCACACAGAAATCATGTCTGCTAAGTCTGCGCAGATTCAAGAAAGCCGTGGCGCTATCAACGAGCATCTTGAAGAGCTCAGTGTGATTGTCGAAGCAATATCGCTGTTAGGAGAAATCGGAGCATGTCCCGCAGTGACCTATGACAACCTAGAACAGGCTCTAAATCATAAAAATACACTGGGTGGTCTAGAACGTGATATTACTATCAAGACTGCAGAAGAAAACCCCTACGATGATCAAATCGTTGAGCTAAAAGAAACAGCAGTACAAGAAATAGATTGGAACAGTCTTAACGAGATAGTGCGTGTGAAGGATCATCAGGAGTTCTTGCACAAGTTATTGACCAACAAAGATAGTTTTGTTCGCAAACGAATAATAGATCAGAACCTTGCGTTCTTAAATCAACGATTGACCTACTACCTGGACAAGATTGGCCTACCGCACACAGTAGAATTTCAGAATGACTTGACTGTGATTATCACACAGCTGGGACAGGATCTAGACTTTGACAATCTAAGCCGTGGAGAACGTAACAGATTGATTCTATCCTTATCGTGGGCGTTCCGTGATGTGTGGGAAAACCTATACACCAGTATCAACTTGCTGTTCATTGACGAACTTGTAGATTCAGGCATGGATGCAAGTGGCGTTGAATCCAGTATTGCTGTGTTGAAACGCATGACTCGTGAACGTGACAAGAACGTGTTCTTGATTTCGCATAGAGACGACCTTACCAGCCGTGTTAATCATGTGCTGAAGGTGATCAAAGAAAATGGGTTCACTAGTTATTCTAATGATATAGAGATTGTAGCGTGAGTTCAGACGCACACGATCGCATGATCCATGCCTTTCAAGAATACTTTAAATGGCAGGATCGTTTTCATCACAAAAAATCCAACGAAGCAGGCATCAAGGCTAGATCATGGCTATCAGAAATACGCACACAGGCATCAATCATAAGAGTAGAAATACAAGACAAACGAAAGATACAACAAGCATCCAGAAAAGGCATGAGAGGCAAGAAGCTTTAACTAATTAAAGAGTGCAATGGACGTTTCAAAATCAAATAATAGACGAAATACCAGAAGGCTATATTGGCTTTGTTTATATAATCACGAATAAAATCACCGGACAGAAGTACATAGGCAAGAAATTAGCACAATTCAAACGTACTAAACCCCCACTC